AATTGCTTGTTCTTGTTATAACAATAAACATTGTGTGTATAATTTCTGCTATTGCTAAAAGCATAATATTCACCAGCTGTGACATCTATATAATTTTTACTTCTTATACAATTCGTATTATCTTCAAATTCACCATTTTGCCAATTAATACTTCCAAGTTCCATTTCGCCATCAAAAATATTTTTTCCTGTCGCTTTATAATCTATATTTGTAATAGAACTTATAGGGCTTGGATAATCTATGCTAGGCATAGCTCCAAAATCTTCGTATTCTTTTTCTTTGTCTACATTTTTAACTAGAAAAATGTTGGAAAATATAGCTGTATTTATTGCTGCTGTAGCACTTGTTACAGAAAATGCTATTTGTATACTTTGCCCTTCCTCTAAAACTCCAGTGTTAAATGTTATTCCTGTTTCTAACTCATAACCTGCTTTTAGTTGTGTTCCTGTTGTATAATTACTTATTACACAATAATTGTTTGTTATTAAACTATTACTATTTTCTATGTTGGCTTTTAGAAAATAATCTGTATTTGGTTCTAAATTATCTAGTAAAAAGCTTGTACTTTTCCAGTTTTCTTCTTGGGTGGTTGTTACTTTTATGTTATTATTATCTAGAATTGTTACCTGTGTATTTGTACTTGTTCCTACATTTCTTTTAGTATTAAAATAATTATACCCCTCTCTAGTTTTTTGCACACTTTCTCCAAAAAACTGTACATTTTGCAGATTAGCTCCTGTGCTGTTTATTTGTGCCTCTTTAGCCTTAGTAAGCTCTTGCTTTATTGCGTTTGCTGAATTATTTTTACAATTTGATGCAAAGTTATCTATTTTATCAAAGTTTTCATTTAATGCTTTATCTATATTAAAATTAGAATTTAAATCTTCATTGTTAGAGGTATCCCATTCAAATAGTTTTAAAAAATTAGTTAATTTACTCATTTTTTTCACCCCTTTTTAAAATTTCTATCTCTTTTTTTAAGGCTTCTATTTCATTTTGCTGCTCTTGGATAGATTTTGTTACTAATGCTAAAAGATTAGTAGTATTAATTTGTATATCATAGTCTTCTTTTCCTTCTTGTGTCTTATATATACGTTTTCTTATAAAATTTTTATTAACTTTTTCAAGCTCTTGTGCTATATAACCAATATCAACTTTTTCATCGCTATTTTTCCATGTATATGTAAAATGTTTTATCTGCTTTATATAGTCTAATGCTTTTTTAGTTGTTTCTTTAATATTTTTCTTTAACCTTTTGTCAGAACTTTCTTTGTATAATGTTAATTGCGTACCATCCTTATTAAGAAAGCTAGCAAGATAATCATCGGAAATTATGTGCATAGTTGTAGGGGAATTTATAACATTGTCTGCAACTAATTTGTTCATTCCCAAATCCATAGTATAAGTTCCTTCATTGTTTGTGTAAACAGAAAAAACTTGGGTATAATTAGAATCTATTAAATTAAAACTTACGTCAAATTTAAGATAATTTATCCCCAATTCTATCCCACCTATTACACTTATGCTGCCTTGAAATTCAGAATCCCCCACTACATGTAGCTTATTTTCGTCACTCGCTGTAGCTCTTCCAAAATATAGAAAAGGTGTGACAATCTCCTTGCCATCGACTGTAGCTTTATAGCCAAATCCCATAAAATTATTAGTAGGAACTATTTCTGTGCCACTATTCTCACCTTTTAGTACAAACATAAGACCTTTATAATCCCCATCTTTAACAGTTGTTATACCCATATCGGCAAAGTTTTTATTATTTTCAAAAAAATGTTGACCAGCTTTATCAAGGGACATTAGTAAACTTTTAGCATCATCTCTTATAGCAATACTTGCGTTATCATTAAGGACTTCCATTTGTATAAATTCAGAGATTGTGTTCCAAGCTACTTTAACATGTTCCCAATTTTGTTCAATTGTAGTGCCAAATTCTTCAGTTTTAGTATAATCTTCTAGCTTTGCATCCGTCTCTTCTTTTGTAGAATAAGTTTTAGAAACAGATTGTGTTATGCTATCTGCTTTTTGGTCAATTTGAGAATTTGTCTCTGTTTTTGTATAATAGTTTTGTTCTAGGTTTTCCTTTGTCTCGCTTACTGTTTGTGTAATACCCTCAACTGTTTGCTCTACTTCTGTTATTTTTTTTCCTTGCTTAGTTGTTTCTTGTACTAAATCTTGTATTTTTCCTTCATTCTTTTTTGCTAACCTTTCTACTTTTAAAGTTTTCTTTTCTTCTTTAGTAGTAACTTTATATTCTGTATTAGTCTCTTCAGGGACACCTGCTTCTATATCGCTACTTATTCCAGTATTTATTGTTATGTTTGCGGATAAGTATATAGTTTTATATGTACTTTTCTCATTATCTTCTACTTCTATCAAATCGCAAGGTTCTAACCACATAACTCCCACATCTGAACCTTCAAAAGCATAATATTCTAGCCCTTTTATCTGTTCAAACATTTCATCTATTACTTGCTCTCTTTGATATTCAACAAATTCGTTTTCGTCAAATCTTATTTCACATCTACCATTTTGAGCAATGCTTATATCATCTTTAGTTTCGACATTATCTTCTACGTCTCCTCGTCCAAGTACCAGTGCATTAACTGGGCCAAATTTTTCTTTAACTGTTAACCCAGTTAAATAACTTGAGTCTAATTTTTGAACAGGACTATCCTCTAATTTGTGCAAATATAATTTATTATCTTTTATAAAAATCGTTGTTACAGTTGATTCTGCGACTTTTTCTAGTACGTCTCTATATGTCAATTCTTGAGCCGTAAAATAATCTTCATTAACATTTAAATCTGCATTAAAAAAGTCTGTGGAATATAGTTCAACCCCACAAACTTCACACATTTTCTGTATTAATGTTAGCATCGTGCAAGGATATGTTAATTGTAATTCAGATTGCTTAAAAATTTTCATGAAATGTATCATTTTATCATATCCAGTTACAACTAGCTCTGTTTTTCCTTTGTTATCTTCTACATCTTTTATGTAATAATCACCTAAATCAATATATTCAAAATCATTATTTACATATATTCCATATTGAAATTTAACATTTTTATCTTTTAATTCTCCTGCATTTTTTACAGTAATATCAATTCGTTTCATTATAGTCTTAAACAAATTTCCTTCAAAACTATATTTCAACTCTTTTGCTATTACTTCTTGCCTTTTTCTTAACATCCAAACAGGTAGAGCGTTAAATTCTTTAACTGTCATAAAATGTACTTCTTTAACTGTTAATTCGCCATCAATTATACCTAATTTAATATTTTGCTGTTTTATTTTTTTAGTTCTTGTTTTAAATCCATTACTTACACCTATCATGTTAACTGTGGCCTCCTATCTATAGCAGTTAAAGTTATAGTAAATCCCTCCCAGTATCCTCCACATGGTAAAGGACTGGATTTTATAGCTTGGCCATTATAAAAATCCTCACTATATAGTTGTCCTTGATTATAATTTTCCATATCCTTTTCTAAAGAAAATTGAACACCCTCTAAAAAAGGATGTTCCAGTAATTTTTTTATTAAATTAAATTCTTCATCTGTTACTATTCCAAACTCAATTTCTAATGTAGTAAAATAACCTATAAATGTTCCCGAATAGTGTCCATCAAGTGTGTTTCTTCCTGTTCCATCTCCCCATAGAGGCTCTGGACCAGGTGTTAATTTTACTATGCCTGGCACTTGAGTGTTATTTACTATTAATTTTGATTCATACATCTTTTAGCCTCCATTCGTTGCAAAATTCTTTTTATTTTTTATCTTTTCTAACACTCTGTTTAATCTATATCCATCAACTATCAGTTCAGGATTAAGGTCTATATTTCTTAATAATTCTATAATCATTTTTAGCAGTTCTATTACCTTATCGTTGTTACCTATTCCTTGCTCTTTCAACACTTTTCTGTATATCTCTTCTAACTTATCTTCTGGAGCAAAAATTTCTCCTTGATGTCTATTATCACCTATCATCGCTAGTTGAGGTGTATTTGCTTTTACATAACCGCCTTCTGCCAAACGTGGCAATGAAACTCTACTTAGCTGCGGTATATTAAATCCAAATCTATTCCCACCAAAAATAGGCACCCAATCTGGAATATCAAAGCTTAACCTATTCAAAGCTCTAATTATAGTATTTATTCCATTTATTACACCATTAGCCATGCTCTCTATGCCGCCTAAAATACCATTTATAACACCTTTAATAGCGTTCCAAATACCATTAAATATATTAGTTACTGTATTTTTCATACCATTCCAGATATTACTCCAAATAGAACTTATTGTATTTAAAACATTTGAAATAGTATTCTTTATCCCATTTATTACATTTACAATTCCTGTTTTTATACCATTCCATATATTAAATACGAAATTACTTATACCATTCCATATATTATTCCAAATACTAGATATTGTTTGTCCCCACGAACTTAATCCATTTTTTAGCCAATCTATTACACCAGAAAATATATCTTTAATACTATTCCAGACACCTTCAAATACGCCTTTAATTGCGTTCCAAATGCCTGTAAATATCTCTTGAATACCTTGCCAAGCTTTATCCCAATCTCCTGTAAAAATACCAACTATAAAATCAATTAATCCACTAAGGACATTCCAAATACCGCCAACTACATCAGTTATTATTCCCCACACATTCATAAAAACATTTCCTATTGTTTCAAATATTGGAGATAATATTGGTACTATAGTCTCAACAATCCAATTTATAAATGGAACCATATATGTATTCCAAAGCTCGCTTATTCCATTAATTAATTTTCCTATAAATTCTAAAAAGGCATTTACTGTAGGTTGTAAATGTTCTTTCCATAATGTATCAAATTTAGTAGCCCATTCATCAAAAATAGGCTTTAAATTCTCATTCCATACCGTTAATATAGTATTTAGAATACTACTAAAGCCACTCTTTATATTTTCCACTGCTGGAGCTATATAAGTATCATATACTTCCCAAAATTTTTTAAAAGTATCTTGTATCCCTTGCTTAATGGTTCCTAATACGCTAGATATTGGTTCTAGCATTCCTTGTAAAGTTTCTTTTATTAAATCCTTATTTTCTATAAAAGGTTGTAAAATTATGTATCGTAAATCTTCAAATAAAGTATTCGATACCTCTATTACACCTAATATAGCTTCTGTAAAAATTGCTATTATATCTGCCGTTATTTGTTTAGCTGTATCTCCTCTAAATACAGTAAATATATCAGCAATTGTAATCCATAATTTCCCAGACAACTCACCACTTCTACTAGAAATATCAAATAATTTAACTAAGTGGTCTTGTAAACTTTGTTCGTTTTGTTCTAAAAACAAGTTTATTCCACCTAGTAAATTATCTGCTATTGTTGCCCCAATGCTAGCAATACTACCTACTACTCTTCCTAAATTTAATGCAACAGTATTGAACCAGTTATTTGCTGCATTTAAAACTTCAGGTGATGTAAAAATATCTATTAAATTATTTTTTATCCCTTCTATCGAATCTGTAATACTGCTAAAATCAAAATCTCCAAATCCCTGAGAAAATCCTTGTTTAAATATATTAACTAATTCATATGCTTTTTTCATAAAGCTATTCATTTCTGAATCAGCCTTTTCGATTGTATCAGTTAAAGAATTTCCAAAATCTAATCCCTCAGAGCCATCTACTAATCCACTTCCAGATGACTCACTCTCAGAATCACTTTTTAAAATTTGTGCTGTATCAAAAGAAGCTAAGTTTTTCATATCCTTAGCTGCTTTTTTTGCACTACTACCTATTTCTGAAACTGCATTTGATGCTGTATCTGCAGAATCTGTTACACTCGATAAATCTGTTGCTATACTTCCAATCCCACTAGAATTATCAGATTTTTTACCTGTAATAAATTCTGTAAAAGATTTAAATGCATCTGCAAGAACTTGTAATTTACTTATTACCCAATTTATCCCTTGCACAATAGGTGTAAACAAGTTTATAAATCCTTGTCCTAAAGTTGCTTTTAATTCATCAAATCTTAAGCTTAATACTCTTGTTTGGTTAGCCCAACTATCGCTTGTCCTTGCAAAATCTCCTTGTGCTAGACTTAACTTATCTAAAACAAATTGATACCTTAAAGCAGTTTTTTCTTGTTCAGTCATTTTACTTGTAGTTTTGCCAAAACCATTTGCCATAGCATATTGGTCTAGTGCCGTTTGTGTCATTACAATTCCTAAATCTTTTAGTGTTTCAGTTTCACCTGTAAATACAGATTTTAATTTTGTAAAGGCTTCGTCTGAACTTAAGTTGTAAAAAGAAGCTACATCTCCAACTAAACCTGTCAACGTTTCAGACATTTCTAAGGCCGCTTGATTATTAAAATCAAATGCTTTTGCCATTGCTCCAAATGTACCTACATACTTTTTGGTAACAGTTTGTCCTAACCCAAATTGTTCTATTGCATTCTGTGCAAATTTATCTACTTCTCCATTTAGATTTCCAAAAGTAACATCTACAACGTTTTGTACTTCTGCTAAATTAGAACCTAATTCTAAGCAGCTTTTTGTAAAATCAACAACTGCTTTAACTGAAAAAGCAGCTAAAGCAACTTTCCCTATACTTTTTAATGAGTTTTCTATTCCACTTTTTTGTATTGTACTTCCAGCAGTTTTTATTCCTTTATTAAACGGATTTGAATTTAATAATAACTCAAAATCTACTGCTCCTACATTTGTGCTCATACCTGCTTTTCCTCCCTTTACTTTTTTATAAATTTTAGAATTGCAGGTATTGGCTAACTACTCACTATTTCTAGTCGTGTTGCTCACTCTGTCTTTTTTCATATCTATTTTTACTATTTTCTTACATCTTGTACATTTTATTTCTCCAATACAAAAATCAGCTTTTAATAAAAGTTGATTACATTTTGGGCATCTTATTTCTTTCATTTGTTATCACCAGCCATTTCTTTAAATGCTTTTTGCAAATCAGTAATAACTTTCTTAAACTCTTCTTGGTCCACATTTTCGGCCATTTTCATCCTATATTTCCACCTTATATTTTTTTGTTCTTGTGTAAAGCTTTTTAATCTTTCTCTATCGTCTTCACTTCTAATTTGTACTATATTTCCTAAAGGTGTATCTCCCATAAGGCCTGAAATGTCACTACTTAATTCTGCCCAACTCATATTCTCAATTTCTTTTCTGATGCTGTATCCATATTGTGTCTTTAGACTAGAAGCTATTAACTCCCAATCCTCTTCAAAATCATACCAAGCTTCATTATTTGATTGATTTTTGAAATCGTTCTTCCATTTCCTCGTATGAAATTTCATTAACTTGTGCCATTATTGCTATAATAACTGTTTGTAATTGTTTTACTGTTAGATCCATATCATATATATCTTTTCTTGCTTTCTTTCCTAAAAGCAATTCAATTACATCAAACATACCTTCAAAAGAATTGTCTTTTTTAAAGGTTTCTTGAGCCTTTATCATTGTTTTAGCTCCGCAATTAACTGTATATGTTTTTCCTTCTGCTATAGTTATTTCTTGTTTTTCTATTCCTAACTTGTCTGTTATATTTAAATTCATAATTTACCTCCTAAAATTTATAAAAAAACAAAGGGACATAAAGTCCCTAAAATCATTAATTATTTCCTTGTGATTAAGTATCTTGTCCACTAGCTTGACTATTTTCATTTTGTAATGATGTTTGTTCAGTTGCTTCTGTATAAGTTGGTTTTCCGTTACTCATAACATCAAACTCAAGTGGAATAACATTTGTACTGTCTCCACCACCCCAGTTTGTAACATTAAATATTGCATTTTCAAATACTAAAGTTGCACCGTCTGGAAAAGTCCATTCTAGGCATCCTTCTGCATCTCTACCATTTTTTAGAGCCATCCCTGCTACAAAATCATTTCCTTCATCTCCATAATTACGTTTTCCAGAAATACTAATTGTAACAGATTTAGATGTCATTAAACGTCTAACCCATCCTTTTTGGTCGAATGGATTCCATTCTTCAACTCCATTATCTAAAGCAACACTAAATGTAGCCATATCTGCTATTGTATTTAAAGATTCTTTTGCAGTACCAACTTTGAATTGGTTCTCATACACTGGATATACTCCTGTTTTTGTTGTTCCTGGCATTATTTTTCACCCTTTCTATATAATAAATTTAGTTCAATACTGAACTTATAAACTCCGTTTTCGTCTGAACCTAAATCAATAGGTCCATCATATAAACAATTGATATTACATCTGTAATCATCAATAAAAAAAGAGCTACAATCTAGTAACTCGTAAATATCATTAGCCTTTGTTTCGGCCGTATTATAATTTTTCGTCCATTTCAATAACAATGTAATTGGTAATATTCCATAACTTTGTAAACTTTTAAAATTTGATATTTTTGCTAAATTTCTCCTATTAGAATATATAGCAATTGCTTTTTCCTGATTTTCATCCAATTTTCCAATAGACCATTTATCACAGTCTTTTATTATGGTTTTCAAATAATCTTTTACTTTGACAGTTTTTGATCTTTCTATCATTTTATTCTCCTTTTTAGCATTTGTTGAAAATATTTTAATGGCAAGTTTTTCTTTTCACCACTAACATAATCCTCATACCAATATTGTTTGGCATTAGGATTTTTTACTCGTTTTATTTTTAAATCTGGGTCAAAGTAAACTTTTCTTGCATATGGTGTATCTGTCACTAGTCTTGCTATGCCTTTTATTATTCTTTTATCGTCAACATATGTGCTATCATTTTGCATAACACCACTATCAAATGGCATTGTTTGGCTTTGAACTAAGTCAGTTTTTACGGCCTCTGCTGTATCTAATAATGCTAACTTAGCAACTTCGTTTATCATATTTATATTTTTAGTATTAAAAGTTATTTTCATATTACATCAACTCCAAAGTTGTATGGTGTACACTGCCATCTGGATTTCGAGGCCTGCTTGCTAGGAATATTTTATATTTACTATCATTTATTGCTACTTCTCCACCACTTACTTTCTTTATATTTGGTGCTATATCTCCTAATAATATTACTTTTCCAACAAGTTCAACTTTTTGTCCATCAACAGTTATTACAGTTTTAGTTTTCTCAACAAATCTACATTTTTGATTTTCAAGATTTAAAGAAGTTAAAGGCTCGCCTTCCTCTGACAAGCCTTCTTGATATAATTTAACATCACATCTATTATTTAATAATCTTTCTAAATGCTTAGGATTTAACTTTTTTATCATAGTATTCTGTTTGTTAATCCTGTTCTTTTTAAATAAAAAAAGGCTAATTTAGATATGTTTAGTTTATTAGCTATATCACTAGATTCTTTTTCATTTACTGTCAAATCTCCACCAATACTATAGCTAGATATACTATCATCATCATAAACGCCTTCATCTTTTATATGATCAGCTTGTAAGCAAGTAGCTTTAATTATTAAATCTTTTTGTTGCTCTGTTAAATTATTAAAACCTCTTTTTTCAATCCTTGTTAATGCGGCTCTATTGATATCTATTGAAGATAATTCTAAATATTTGTCTATTTCATCATCTTTTAATGAACCAGAACCATATTTTTCATAATCTCCTTTTGTTGCATAAACTGTTATCATGTGCAACACCTCTTATTTTGCCTTTTTTTCAAGTTCGGCAACTTTTTTGGTTAAATCCTCATTAGCTTTTTTAAATTTAGAAAGTTCTTTTTCTAAATCTTTAGGAGCTACTTTTTTAGTAGCCCCTACTTTATCATATCCTCTTGCTTTATATTGTGCTAATTCTTCTTCTTCGATAGATAATATAACATTATCTTTTTCAATTCTTATTTTAGACATATTTTACCTCCTATTAAGCAACTTATTCTTCATTGTCATCTGCAGGTGCTGTATATGTTGCTGTATCAACGTCAACATAAATAGAATCAATTTTATTGTTTTTACCATTTGGGAAAACAAATGTATCAGACAATGAACGGTCTTGATATAAATAACCATCACCTTCTGTGTGTGCACCTGGTGCAAAGTAATAGATGCTAGATATTTTAGGAACGCATTTTACAGTTAAAGGTGAAGCTATTAATACATTGATTTTATGAGATGTGCTTGCAACTGGAGCAAATCCATCTGTAAAATCAAATTTATCATAAAATCTTTCGTCATCAATAACTTCCATTAATGTTACGCCATCAATATCTGTTATTCTTGTTTCTAATCCTATTCCACCTTCTGAAATTTGTGTCATTTCAATTTTTCTAGTAAAATCTGTACATTGCTCTAATAAATCCATAATAGTTGAATTTACATATGCAATCAAAGCCCCTTTTCCAACATATCTTCTTAATTTTCCTGCACTAAGCATTGCTTTTAATTTAGAATATACATTTTCTTTTGTGTATGTAGCTATAGCTGTAGAACTATGATATCCATCTAATTTTTGTGCTTCTGCAGCAACCTTAGAAAAGAAATATGCATCCATTTCAGGTACTTGTTGTGTTTTATGAAACACTTCTGAAATATTTTTAATAGATGCTGTTTGATTTGTTTCGTCTACATCTGCTTTATCTACTAGAAATTGAATGTCTCTATCATGAGATAATGTAAAAGGAACATCTTCTTGTGTAAAAGTTCCTTTATTCCATCCACCACTTCTACTATGTGCTTTATATCCACTTGTACTCATTTGTGTAAAATGGAATGTTTTAGCACTTAACCATTTTACAGCTGTTGTTATAAATGGGCTTATTAATGATTCTTGCTCCATAATTTCTAATAGGTCTGGAGACCATACCTCTGCATAATTTAATGCCATAATTAATCATCCTTTCTTAATTAAAATGAATTAAATCTATTCCATCTTTTCTTAGGAATAGACTTTTTTGTACTTGGTTTTGAACTACCTTCTGTAGCTCCAAACTTAAAACCTTTTTCTTCTTTTTCCTCCTGAGTTGTATTTTTTAACTCTGGAAATTCTGCAATTACTGCGTTGATTTCATCTTCAAGTTTTTTAGAGTCTAGTACTCCATTCTCTAAAATTTTAGATGCATCAACTAGTCTTGCTGCCCTTTCGACTTTTTTAACATCTACTCCTGCTTTGGCCATAGCAAGTGCAATCTTGTCTGTATAGTCTACTGTAGCAACACTTTCTTCTTGTTTTGTCTCTTCTTGTTGCATTTGATTTTCTTGAACTTGTTTAGATGTTTCGCCTTGTTCAGCCTTTTCGGCACCTTTGGCATACATTCTTCTTATAAATCCATCAAGTTCATCTTGATTTTTGAAAACTATTTCACCGTTTTCGCCTTTTTGAGCTACTTGTTTTTTAGTTTTCTCACCCTCATTTTTGTTTTCAGTTTTTTGTTCTTGATTTCCTTGAGCTTTACTCTCTGTGGCAGCTTGAGTATCTGCCCCTTCTTTTTTCATTTCGTCTTCCATTTTTATACCTCCTATTGGAAAATTCACCCTTGGTATCTGATTAGCCCCAGAACAAGTTTTGAGGCATAATAAAAGAGCTATAGATTTCTCTATAACTCTTAATTATCTTATTTTTTTATTTTTTTATTTCTTCTTTCCTGGCTTAAATTTATAACCACAATTCATACAAGTGCAAATAACCTTATTCCTTCCTATATTTCCTAAGGCCGCACCTATAGGTGCACCTATTCCCAACGTTCCTCCACCTAAAATCACAGCACCCAATCCACCTTTTACCACTCCATATCCTTTTTTATTAGCAGATATTGATGTAGAACCGCATTTCGGACAACGTACTTGAGAATTAAATTGCTCTTGTTGTAGTTTCAATTGTTCGGCCTGTAACTTTAATTGTGCTTGTTGTATTTGTAATTGTTGTATTTGCGCTTTTGATTGTATCTGTTCATTACTTATAATATTATTTCTTCTTTCAAGCGCATAATCTATCTTATTCCCACATTTAGTACAAAATTTACTATCAGTATCAAGCTTGTTTCCACATTTAGTACAGAACATAATATACTCCTCCTTTGCTTATTTGAAGTATATTACAATTTATTACATTTTTCAAGTGCTTTTTTTGTTTTTTTAATTAATTTACTTTGACTTTTTATTGTTTAATAATACTTTTTCTATTATTCCTATATTTATATTTGTTTCTTCTTGTAATATTTTTTTACATTTATCATTTTTATACAATTCTAACAATGCTTTATTTATATAATCATTGTTTAAATTAATATAATCTTCTATAGTTTTAAATTTATTCCAGTCTTCTATTAATTTTATAATATTTAAGTATTCTTCAATGTTTTCTGTAAATAAATTTTGCATAGTATTTGTAAAATTTAACAATAAGCATTGTAATTTTTCAGCATCATTACTCATCTATTATTAACACTCCTCTATTATAAATACAATAATATCCATTTGATTTTATCATTATTCCATCAACTCCATCAATCATATACAATAACGAAGTCTCTTTTTGATACACTTTTTTCAAATTGTCTGGAATTTTAGATAATCTATAACTTAAGTCTTTCAAGTATTCCATTTGATTTTTAAATTCTAATATTTTTGCTTCTTCATTTATCTTTGCATTAATTATTTTAAAACCATCGTTTCTTCCTGAATAGGATGCAATAATTTCTTCTCTAACAGATTTATCTCCAAAATAAATCCCTCTGCCAAAACTACTATTTGTATTTTCGCTATATTGAATTTTTCCTTTAATTGTATTTTCATATGCTTCATTTGCACTTTTCCCATGATAAGAATGGACTACTCTTATAACTTCTCTTCCTTTACTATCAGCATAATCTTTTTTGCTAACTTTAGGCAATTTTTCCATTTTTAACAGTTCAGATGCTCGTTCTTGAATATTGTTTTCAAATGGATCGTATCTTCCAAATGGTTTGTATTCTTCTAAATCTATATTTAATTCTTTTAATAAACTTGCAGGACTATATTGTTTTATTTCTTCTTTATTATCTATTTTACTATCTTCTAACTGATTTTGCAATTCATTTACCTTATTTTGATAATTTAATACGTTTTCAGGTAATAAACTTCCTAGTGCTAATCTTTCATATTGTCTCTTTTGTCTTTGCAGTGCTTGTGTATATTCATCTTCATGTTCGTTATTTAATGCCTGTGTCACTTCCTCTGGCTCATTATTTATTCCTTCATAATAAATACTTCTTCTATGGCGACATCTTGGATGCCATAGTCCGCCTTCTATTGCTGTACTTAATAATGGATATTTACCATATTCTTTTTTCCCTCCTGCCCATACATCATCTATGTATACTCTGCCTTGCCAAGGACTACATTTATCACAAGCTCCACCATGTTTGGATACATAGCAAGTGGTAATTCCTAATTCTTTCATCATTTCGCCTTCGCCCATTAAGTTAGCTCTTTTGTTTGCCGTTCTTATTGCCATATCGCAATAATCTGCTATGTTGTGTCTGCTTCCATTTTTATATTCAATACAATTAAAACCTCTTGCCAAAAAATCTTTTGTTGCCATATCTATGGCCTGTTGTACTGTTTTAGCTCCTGTGTTGGCATACACTTCTGCTTTGTATATTATTTGTCTGTATTGGTCATTTGCCATTCTTAACGTGGCATATTTAACGTCATTTATGTCGTTTGTTGTACTCTTCATTAAAGCTTTTATTTTTCTATCGTTTAATCCAAAAAAAGAACCGCTCAACTGCGAATCTTCCTTCTTTATTACACCTGCCTTAATAGCTTCTTTATTAGTTCTACTTGCACCTTCTCTAAATTGCTTTTTCATCTGTATTTTTGTAGCGTACTTTATATCTTGATTGTAATTTTTAAATATTTCTTGATTGTTTTTTCTAAAATCTTCTAATTGTTTTAGTTTTAAAGCTTGCCATTGTGGCCAATTAAAACCTTTAGCTTTTTCATCTTCTTTGTGACTCCAAAGAGTCCTTTTCATAGATGATATTAAATCATTTTCTATTTGCTCAAATATTTTTTCGATATCGTAATCATTCTGCATTTAATCACCTACTCTATAGGACTCATTATGTTAGGTTCTTCTCTTTGTAATACTCCACTTTCTTCTTTAAGTCTTTTTACTTCTGTTTCTTTTTCCTGTTGTGTCATACTATCGCCGTACATTGTATCAACAGTCTTTTCAATACTCATTACATTTTGTCCTGGTCTAGCTTTTGAAACAGTTTCAACTATTGCCTCAAATGATGGATTTGCATATTCTTTAAAATCTACACTTGCTTTATATTCTCCTGCTGTTTTTCCTTGTGCTAAATCGTAGCATTTTAAACATATTACTACTAATTTAGGAATAACTTTTTCTAATACATCAATAACTTTTCCTCTTGTATACTGTGTGGCTTTTTCCTTTTCTCTTTGTGCATCTGCATTATCTAATTTTTTAACATCTATTCCCAATGTTGATGGACTTATTAGACCTTGTAGACACAAGTCTAATGCTGTAATGTAAGATTGTAGCATTCCTTCATAATCAAAGTCACTATTTTCTCTTGTTATCTTATCACTTTCTGTTTCTGTTGAAGAACTTCCTATTTTAGCATATCTTCTGTCAAACGTATTAGGCTCTAATAAATTTCCATTACTATCTGTTGGAATTAAATCTTCTGGAATGTATGTTATTGTTCTGTTGTCTCTTATGGCATCTACCCATTGACTCCATACTTCATCAAAACTATCAAATGCATCTAGTTTTTTTTCTAATATAGATTGTCCTCTTCCTTTATATTTCTTTGACTTATTGAACATCATAGGTATTGCCATATTAAAATTAACACCTGTTGGTTCTTTTAATTCTGCCGTTTCTGGTATTGACTTATAATCTTCTACGTAGTTTCCATTTTTATATAATTCATACTTAATTCCATCTTTAGAATATCTTTCTTTTAGAATGTATGTAGCATCTTCCTTTTCATAAACATTGTTAAAAATTACTGTTGTTATTCTTCCTCTTGTTCTTTCATATTCTACTTTCGTTCCTGCGTAAAATTCTATAATAGGGTATTTACTTATATCTGTATCATAACTAATTTTAAATGCTCCATCACATTCAACAAATACATCTATTATTGCTTGCTTCACAGTTTCTTTAAAATCATTTTCTTCTGCTATATCTTCCCAATCTTTTTGTGCTTCATTATTATTTTCTACTGTTATTTTATTAAAACTATCTACAATAATATCTGCTAACATATCAACTATCATTGCTGGAAGTCCTGTATGTATTTTTCTCATTTTTAAGTCATTTGTTGTATCCGATGCCCAGAACTTAGCATTTCCCATCATGTCATCTGTTTGTGTATAATATTGATGTAATTCTGATGCATCTCCTCTATACCATAACAAGTTTCTAAAACAATTACCTTCAAATGTATTTGTTTCTTGTATTGTTATGCTATCACCAGGAGCAGGTATAATGTTTAACCAGTTTCTAACTACATCTTTTAATTTGTCATTTAACTTGCCCATTAGAACTCTCCTCATTATAATTCAATTTTTTCTATTTCTGCTCTTATTCTTAACATTCTTATATAATTCCCCATATATTTCTTTTGTTCTTTTAGTACTTCTAAAGAACAACTAGGTGTAAAATTTAAAGTTCCAGCTTCATATTTTACAGTCATTTTATCTAATTTGTCATATCTAATTTTAGTTTGATAATATTCTGCTTTAAATCTTTCCTTATAATCTTCACTATTCATCATTTCAACAGTATCTTTTAATTCCATTTTCTATTCCTCCACATCATCTTTAATTAATTTTCTTAAAATTTCCCAACTTCCAATTTTTTTCTTGTATGGCAACCAGGCATATTGACAACCATTTATACTATGGTCATTTCCATCTTCTGGTTGGTTATCTTCATCAAATGAATATACATTGCATTCATTGATATAATCTGTGCATGTATCAACAATTAAAAAAACACCAGTTTGCAACCAACTTTCTTCTAGTTGCACTCTAGTGATTATTTTTGTTTTCTTCCATGCGTTTTTAAATTCATATATTAAACCATTTTGTCTTTTAGCTTTTTGTGCTTCCATTATAGTTCCTTGGTCTGCACTATCTATGAAACATGTCCTGGCAAATCCCCATTCATTCTTAAATTCTTCCATAAATTCTACAATCCATTGAACTACATCTGATGGAGCAAATGGCACTGTTCTATCTTTATTGTTAAATGTTCTTTCTTTTAAAAGTACACATTTATTATCTACTGTTATTCCTATTCCTTCTAATGTTACTTTATCGTGACTTTCTTTTGAATAAGATGTATCGCAACCAATAGAAAATATCTTAAATTTCATTTCCTTTGCTTGTTCTACTGTAATAATATTTTCTGGTTTCAAGTTGAAACATAGACCTGTTGCTTTTCCTCTTAAACCTAATATTTTATTTTTGTACATCTTTGTTCCTATTGGTGTTGCATCTATCTTTTCTTGTATATCTTCTTTTGTAAGACTAGGATTATCGTTAAATGTAAAATACCAATGTACCCAACCTTTTACATGCGGTTCTTTTAGTTCTTTTAATAATTCCATTGGATAATCTTTTTCATATTTCTTCAATGGTCTACTTTTATTAATAAATTCTTTATATATTTCAAGATTCGGATCATCTGGATTAGATGTTGTCAACATATATTTGTTTCTGTGTGTAATTTCTCTCATAAATTCCATATTTGCTAAATTTACTTCGTCAAGATATACACAACCAACTTGTCCCCCTAAAACTTTTTTCCATCTAGTTTTATCGCTATATCCTACAACATAGATTACTTTAATTCCTTTATTCGTATCATATTCTATATGTGGTAAACGAATTTTATCTTTTCCTCTTGGATAATATTCTGCCAAACCTTCAAACTGTTCCAATAAGCCGTTTTCAGAATTTATAACATTTTTTTCTGCTGTTCCAACATCATCTCCTGCAAGAATATGAAACCTTTTATCAGAATCAGCAACTAAACACATAAATTTGAATATTCCAATAGTTGTCTTCCCTGCTGCTGTAGTTCCTTCTACATATTCTCTTTTACATTTAGTTTTCAAAAAATCTTCTTGTTTTGGACTTAATTTTATCATTACACATCATCTACATTCTGCATTTGATTTAATATATCTGATATAGCATTTTTCTTTTCTTCTTTTTCTTTTACATTTACATCTAATTTATCATTAAATATTCCTAGATGTCTTCCTAGTAATTCAAGAGCTTTTGTTTTATCTAATAGCTTTACTTTTTGGGTATCTCCTATTTTCTCTCTATCATCTCCATAGCCATCATATTCTTCTAATGTTTCTAACGATGATATTGCTCCTGCTGTATCGTCATCTATATCTGCAACATTTTTTAATTGCCCATTTTCTGTATACAGTTTCCTTATATCTAAAAAAGCTATTTTTGCTAATTCTTTTATTACCATGTCTTGCGTTACTTCTGTTCTCTTTTCTCTTTCTTCCATTTTTTCTGAAATGTAATTTTGAAGGTTAACATTTGTCAACAATCTACTTCCTGCTGATTTAGCTGTATCATCTTTTTTACAATTTGGATAAGCAACCTTATATGCTCTTGTTGCATTAAGGTCTATTAAGTATTCATCACAAAATCTTCTTTGTGCGTCTGTCATATAAGATTACTCCTTTCTTTTTAATAGCCAATTGTTATTTTATTACCATTTGTAAGTGTCATTTCTAGTTTATCTGGTTTTTGATTTATCGTATATAATGATTTATTATTTTTATATTTTTCTACTATATCATTTATAAAATCATTACTGCTCGCTACTATTTCACATACATCTTCATAACTATATTTAGCTTCATCATTTTGTGCATGTCCATATTCGTACAACCAAACATGGATTAGCTCGTGTTTTAAAGTTTTAATTAAATTAGCTTGGTCTTTTAACAGTAATATTTCTTGTGTTTTATATATAGTTACCCCCATTGTATAATCGTTTTTCATTTCATTGTTTATTGTTGCTTCATCTACTTCTTTTATTGTCCATTCTGTATTATTTATTTCAAATTTCATAATAAATTCTCCTATTTCTTTTTTATTTGTTTTCTAGTTGTATCTATAATTGCAATCAAAACAAAAAGAGTAAAAGCTATTGCTAATACTCCTAGACAGCCTAATATTATTCCTAAAAAGATCTCAAACATATCATATCCTTTCTAAACTTATCTTTAAATTAACAACATATTTATAATAATTACTTAATTTTATAAGTTTTTCGTTATTTCTATAAATCATTACTTTTTTATTTTCTCGTTTTAATTTTTCTAATACAGATATTATACTATTTTTTTCATATGTACAGTCATATCCCATTGCATTTAAATATTTTATAACTTTTTTATCTTGATATTTTTTAATTTTTTTATTTAATGTGTTTTTATTTTTAGCTTTTAAAGTCATATACTCACTCCTCATATTCGTTTTTACGCTGTATTTATTTCTATTTTGTAAAAGGAATTTGGCATTAAAAAAGTAGCCCTATTGGACTACTATATTTTTTATATTATATTCTATTTCATGCTAAATATACATAAAAAAGAGAAGATAGCTGCAACTATCTTCCGACACCTTCATGCTCGATTTTACCCTTTCAGAAAGGAGGTGATAATTATGACATATAATTTCACCATTGTTCAATAAGATTACATAATTTTAATCTTATTGTATCTATATTATACATCAAATATTTTTAAATGTCAAATATTTTTAACATTTTTTTACTCTGTATAGTTTTGTACATAGTCTGTATAACTTTTTAAACTATTTTTGCCCCTATGTATTATAGAGGCAATCATAAGAGGTTTATATATGAAAACAACTAAAAATAAGTTGTTAACATGCATAATAGCAACTCCCCTGTACAGAGAGTTGAGAGTAAGTATTACTATAGATTAACTTACTTGATGCCCTTCTTTTCTTAACTAACTTATAGGGCTTGGTAGTAGTAACAAAGCATACTACCAATGCTTCAATAAATAGATTTATTAGTTAATTTCCGAAAAGGTTATCCGATACCTTTTGCTATTATAATTATAATATTTATTAAAACCAAAAACAATTATTTTTTACTCACTATTTACTCACTTTTGTAAACTTTATTCATTTTTCTTAATATTCTAGATATACTATTATATATAGAAGTTTCTTCTCTGTTTAATATGCTAGCAAGTATCTTTGCATTTTTCTTTTCTATAAAATACATTTTTATTAATTGCTTATCGTTGTATTTTAGTGTATTCATTATCCTATTAACTATTTCTATTTTATCTTTTAATTCTTCTACTTCCTTTTTTAATTTTACTATCTCATCTGTATTATTTATCACTTTACCCTCTATATTAGATGTCATGTAGCCTTTAGGTTTTATATCTCCATTTATTGCAAAATTACTACCGCTTATACTTATTTCTTCTACTTCTAACTTTTTTATAGCATATTCCTTAGTTTTTATTTCTGCTAAATAATTGTTATAATTTTCTAACATTTCTTTTATTTCCAACTATATCACCTCTACTGTATTTAGATTTAAATCTTTGTCCGTAAAAGTTACTTTAACTTTGCTTTTTAAATTTTTACAGACATACATATTATAATATTTATTTTTAAAAAGTATATAAA